TGGGGTTCGTGCGTTTTTTTGTTGCCGACCTACAAAAGATGTGCGATTGTACGTTCAGATTGATCACATACATCACACGGAGTACCGATGACCGCTTCTATCAAGAACAACTTTGGTGTCAAGTCGCAGCTGGCAAAGCTGTTGGCCACCGAGAATATCACGATCCGGCACAATCCCGCATTTAAGACGGCTGCGTTTGATCTCAAAAACCGTGTTCTGACGCTTCCTGTCTGGCAGGGCATCTCTGACGATCTGTATGACATGCTCGTGGTTCATGAGGTTGGTCATGCCCTGGACACGCCAATGGCACAATGGGAGGCTGCTATCAATGGCATCTCCAGCGAAAGCTACAAGGTGCCCAAGAAAGGCATCTGCAAGGGCAACAAGCGAGTCGTCAAGGATTTCCTGAACGTCGTGGAAGATGCTCGTATCGACAAGCGTCAGAAGCGCCGCTATCCCGGTTCGAAGTACAATTATTCGGCTGGATACAAAGAACTGTTTGATCGTGACTTGTTCGATATCAAAGGCAAAGACATCAGCAAACTGCCGCTGATCGACCGTCTGAACCTTCACTATAAGGTTCCTGTGTCTTGTTTGTCTGTTCCTTTCTCAAAGGAAGAGCGTCAGTATGTGGATTTGATCGATAAGGCTGAAACGTTCCAGGACGTTGTTGACATCGTTGGTGCTGTCTACAAGTATGCCATGGAGGAAGAGCAACAACAAGAACGCAAGAAGACTGATCAGTACTCGTCGGATGGCGAAGGCGAAGAAGGTGATGGCGACGAGGGTGATGAGTCCTCGGATGGTGACGAGGGCCAGGAAGGCAGCAACAAGGCTGGAAAGAGCAAGAAGAAAAGCCAGAACAAGGGTAACGACAAAGCCAAGAGCAACGGACAACCCAAGGACGAAGCCGACGACAAGGGCGAAAAAGGCAACGAAGACAAGAACGATAAAGGCAACGACAAGGGCGACGACGAAGACAAGTCTGATTCTGAGGACGAAGCCGACGACAAGACTGATTCCCAGGACAACGGCGATGAACCGCAAGGTGGTTCCGATGCTGTTGATTCTCCGGGTGCACAGGCCTTGACGATGAAATCGTTTGAGGAAAACATGAGCGGCATTCTGTCCAAGGACAGGACCAACTACATCTATATCAACTCGCCCGAAATCGAAACGAAGAATGTTGTCGAAGACTGGAAACAGTTCCTTCCCATCATGGAAGGATGTTTTCCACAATCCGGCAAATATGGGCACAGAAATGGGGATCTTACCGCTCACATTGCCAAGCTCAACAAGTGGAAAAAGGAAGAGGAAAAGACGCTTGGTTTCATGATCAAGGAATTCGAGATGCGCAAGGCTGCGGACGAATATGCCCGCACGTCTATTGCCAAAACGGGTGTGATCGATACCAACAAGTTGTTTTCCTACATGTACAACGACGACGTGTTTCGCCGTCAGGCGGTTGTCACCACAGGCAAGAACCATGGATTTTTCATGATCCTTGACTGGTCGGGTTCAATGAGCGAACTGATCAACGATACACTCAAGCAAATGTTTTCGTTGGTCATGTTCTGCAAGCGGATGCATATTCCTTTCGAAGTCTATATCTTTCGCTCGTGGTCGCAGTACGGTGTTGTCAAGAACGCCAATGAATCGGTTAGTTTTACTGGTTTCAAGCTGAGCAACATTCTTTCTTCACGGATGAATTTCAAGACCTTTAATCGGGCAATGGAATTAATCTGGTGTGCAAACAAGGTCAAGTACAGCCAAGTACCGATGGGCGGAACACCGCTCAATGGTTCGATCATGGCGGCAGACAAACTGGTCTTGGATTTCAAGAAGAAGAACAAGCTTCAGATTGTCAACACGATCATTTTGACTGATGGTGCTTCAGATTCTGTGTTTTTTTCTCAAGTATCACGATATAATAACACACCGAACAAAGTCATCATGACGGATACGGTCACGAAGAAAAACTACGAAATGGATGCGTCCAATCAGCTGGCCATCACTCGTGATTTTCTGCACATGCTTCGTGACCGGACTGGCTGCAATCTTATCGGTTTCTTTCTTTCTGATTCTAGTAATCTGGGATATCAGTACTGGTTAACTGCCGATCAAAAGAAAGATCCGTCGTTTGCAGAGTCCTGGAAAAAGAATAACTTTGTTGGTGTCACCACGGCAGGGTACGACGAATACTACATCATCAATGTGCCTGCCATGGGTAGAGACAGCAGCAATCAGAAAATCACTGGCGAAAGCATTTATAACATTACAAGTTCTTTCATTGAAGGAAACACAAAGAAAAAGGTTAATCGTGTTCTGCTTTCCAAGTTCATTGCCAGGATTGCAAAGGACGACCCAGTAAAGAAGAGGGTGGCATAAGTTAGCCGCTCGCTACCTAAAAAAAGACAGACAAGTCTATTTTATTTTGGATTTGTCTGTTGACTTTTGCCGACCCAACTGGTACATTCATCAAATCGAGAACAGAAAGAGACAGAGGATGACTTCTATTATGCCTAAGATCGTGGATCGTAAGCCTTTCGTGAAAGCAGTCTTGAGCCATTTTGGTCAGGACCGTACTTCGGTCACTCGCCGGGAAGTTTTCGACATCATGAACAAGTATGGTCTTGACTATCCGGCATGGCTTACCAACGATGTGACTTGCCGCATTGGTCGTGGTGAGTATCTGCTTCCTGCCAAGACCATCGAGGAAATCAAATCTTTGGGTGCAATCGAGGTCAAGGAAATTGCGTCTGTCGAAGACGCAGAAGCAGAGTTTGACAAGGTTCCGCTCAATCAGGCCGCAATGGTTGTTCAAGCACAGCCCATCAAGTTGTCGAATATTTCTGACGAGGTTTCGTTGATTCCTCAGAAGATGGGTGGCTATGTTCCCTTCGGCCACTACAACGATGTTCGTACCATTCTGGCATCCAAAGAGTTCTACCCGATCTACATCACCGGCCTTTCTGGTAACGGCAAGACCGAGATGGTGACTCAGGTTTGCGCCATGGAAAAGCGTGAGCTTGTTCGCACGAACATCACCATCGAGACGGACGAAGACGATCTGATCGGTGGTTTCCGGCTTGTGGATGGCAAGACGGTGTGGCACGATGGCCCGGTCATCCAGGCCATGCAACGTGGTGCTGTGCTGCTGTTGGACGAGGTTGACCTTGGTTCGAACAAGCTGATGTGCTTGCAGCCGGTTCTGGAAGGCAAGAGCATCTACGTCAAGAAGATCAATCGTCTTGTGTTCCCGGCTGCTGGCTTTACGGTTGTTGCCACGGCAAACACCAAGGGCAAAGGTTCTGACGACGGTCGCTTCATCGGTACCAACGTTCTGAACGAAGCTTTCTTGGAACGTTTCTCGGTCACGATGGAACAGGAATATCCAAGCCTTTCGGTCGAACGCAAGATCCTGAACAATGTGCTCAAGAAGTCTTCTATCGAAGACAAGGATTTTGTGGAGCGTCTGGTTCAGTGGGCTGATATTGTTCGCAAGTCCTTTAACGAGGGTGCAGTTTCGGAAATCTTGTCAACTCGTCGTCTGGTTCATATCTGCACGGCTTTCACGATGTTCAAGCAGAATCGTGAGAAGGCAATCATGTTGTGCCTCAATCGGTTCGACCAAGAAACGAAGGAAGCCTTCTTGGCTCTCTACAAAAAGATTGACGAGAGCATGAACCCCAAGACGGCAACCGAGCAGGTCGCTGCACCTGTCAAGAACACATCAGAAGAAATTGCTTTCTGATTGCACAAGAAAACAGCCAGGGCGAAGTCTCAGACGCCCTGGCTGACTGCGCTATTTAGTCTGAGAAATATTGATGGAGAAAGTGACTATGAAGAAGACAAATCAGACCGAACGTTTGGCAAACGTGTTTCTGCGGAATACAGGCAAGCCACTGACGACACCTCGCCTTTCTACTCTGGCAAAAGTTCCGGTGAACAGCCTCTATCGTCGCATTCATACGCTGCGTCAGACAGGCCTGAACATCCAGACTCAGGTTAAGACTGTGAAGGGACAACGCAAGTATACCTACGTCATGTCTGCCTGAGATTTTTGTTATCGACTATGCACTACAAAGGTGGGGGCGAAAGCTCCTGCCTATTTTTGTTACATATATACTCCTGAGAACAATCAGTTCTTTTTTGCTGATAATCATGGAGTGATTGCATATGGAAGTTTCGATTAGCCCAGACGATCTACGAAAGATCAAGTTGTTTGTGGCAACCCCGATGTATGGTGGGCAAGCACATGGTCTGTACATGAAAGCCTGCCTGGATCTTCAGGGCATCTGTCAACAGTATAAGATAGAAGTAAGATTCTCCTTCCTTTTTAACGAATCTCTGATTACCCGAGCACGCAATTATCTTGTTGACGAATTCCTTCGTTCGGGTTACACTCACCTTCTGTTCATCGACTCGGATATTCTGTTCAGTCCAGAGGACGTTATGGTCTTGTTGGCTCTGAACAAGGACATCGTAGGAGGTCCGTATCCGAAGAAGTCGATCAACTGGCGCAACATCTTCCAGGGTGCAAAGCGGGTTCTTCAAGACCCGACGTTTGATGAAAGCAAATTCAATCCCGGCGAGCTTGCTGGTCTGATGGGCGAATATGTTTTTAATCCTGTGCCAGGAACAACAAGATTTAACGTGACAGAGCCTCTTGAGGTTCTTGAGATTGGTACCGGCTTCATGCTCGTGAAGCGTGCCGTCTTTGATAAGTTCAAGGAAGAATATCCACATCTGAGTTACAAGCCCGATCATGTGGGGCAAGCAAACTTTGATGGTTCACGTTATATTCATGCTTACTTTGATACAGTTATCGATCCGGATACACATCGATACCTGTCCGAAGACTACATGTTTTGCGTTCCTTCATCCGCAAAAATTCAAACGGAGGATGGGGTTATGCGAATGAAAGAACTAGTTGACAGGAAATATTCTGGTAAAGTTCTATCATATGATAAAACCGGAAAGGCATCTTACCAAAAAGTAGTTAATTGGTCTGTCAGAAAAAATGATACAAATAAACAATGGGTAAAGCTGATTACAGACACAAATAACACCAATGCAAAACTTAAATCAACTGCTGATCATAAAGTTGCATTTTTGGATGATGTGTTTAATCCAGTTATTCGATGGGATGACGCCAAAAATCTCAAAGGAAAATATACAATTCGATACTCGAATCCATTTCGACGGATTCATAAGGAGAATTGTCTTTACAATAAAGATCAAATTTCTTGTCTGATTGGAACCTTGTTGGGTGACGGTCATGTATCTAAGGTGGGACAAGTCTCATTTACTCATTCCTCGACACAAAAAGAATATATCAACGAAAAGAAAAGACTATTTGGAGGAAAAACGAAAGAACTGATCAATAGAGGATTTGGGGCAGGAAAAAAATCAATCTCCCTTAATCTCCCAATTAATGCACAGACTAAAAAGCTTCGTGAACTTATGTATGTGAATGGAAAAAAGACAATCAAAAATGTAGTGGACATGATTGATGAAAAGTCTTTGGCTTTTTGGATTATGGATGACGGGTCTTTCCAAGAAGGAAGTTTGAGATTGTCAACTGCAAATTTTGACAAAGAAGAACATGACCTAATTGTAAATTTGTTCAAAGTTAAATTTGGTGTTTCGCCAGTTATCGATGTAAAAAACCTTTCTTATAAGAACGAACATAAGGAATATTTTACACTTCGATTTAGAACAGAAGATACAAACCTACTGATTGAGAAGATTTCTAAGTATATTCATCCATCGATGTCTTACAAAATTGGACAAGAAGAAAATGTGTCTTATTTGTCATTAGATAATACTCTTCTTGATTATGCAGTTGCTTATGTAAAGGACGTAAAGTTTCTGGACAAAAAGCTAGGAAAGTTGTATGATATTGAAGTGGAGAATAACCACAATTTCGTAGCAGACAACACCCTTATTCATAATTGTCAATACTGGAGAGCTTTGGGTGGCCAGATCTGGTTATGTCCATGGATGAAGACAGAACATGTTGGTACACAATCTTTTGTTGGTGACATGCAGAAGATTGCCGCCATGACAGGAAATTTGTGACGCACTCGGTTTTACTATATACTCCCGAGGATCAAACTTCGGGAGTATAAATCAAAATGAAGAAGACTGGATTTGTGTATATTTGGTACGATAGCTGGCGTAAGATGTACTACATTGGATGCCATATTGGTAATGAAAATGATGGATACATCTGTTCTTCGAATCGTATGCGTGACGCCCACAGACGCAGACCACAAGACTTTAAACGACGAGTGATTCAACGAGATATTCCTCGTGATCGAATATTAGAAGAAGAGTATCGATGGTTGTCGATGATCCCCAAAGAAGAGCTTGGTAGTAAGTATTATAATGTTAGTAATCGACATTTTGGTCATTGGTTGACCACGCAAGATAAGTCTGGTAAAAAACATCCTATGTATGGTAAGACCCATACTGAAGAATCAAAGAAAAAAATGCGTGGAAAGATAAGAACAGACGAACAAAAACAAGTACTCAGGGTAAGAGCAAAGGAACAATTCTCTAATCCTGAGAACAGGAAAAAAGCAGGAGAGGCCAACATAGGAAGAACCCCTTGGCTCAAGGGAAGAAAACATTCCGAAGAGTCCAGAAGAAAAATGAGTGAAAGTTTGAAGGGTCATGTACCGTGGAATAAAGGCAAGACCGGATTAATCAAACACTCAGAGGAAACAAGACAGAAGATGCGAGGTTCACGAGGGCCACAGAAAAATCCTCGTAGTGCAACAAAACAGTGAGGTTTTTATATTATGATAATCGGTGTTGTTGGTTATGCTGGGTCTGGGAAAGGAACGGTCGGTGACATCCTTTCCCAGACCTATGGTTACGAGAAATTTGCGTTTGCAGACACACTCAAGGATGTTGTGTCTGTTATGTTTGGATGGCCACGCCATCTGCTGGAAGGCGACACCGACGAAAGCAGGGCCTTCAGGGAGGCCGTAGACCCGTTCTGGACGGCCAAGTTTGGTTATCAGGTAACCCCCAGGCACATGCTACAGATCGTCGGCACAGAGGCCTCCAGAGAGGTTCTGGACGATAATATCTGGGTGCACTCCCTTGAACGCAGAATTCAAGGTCATCCCAAGGTGGTCATCACCGACTGCCGATTTCCAAACGAGATCAAATTCATCAAGGAAGCCGGTGGCTTTGTTGTCAGGGTTGTTCGTGGTCCGGAACCCGAATGGTACGACACAGCCTATGCCCATATAACCCAAGGCCGTCTCGATATGCACCAGAAATATCCAGAGGTGCATGTATCGGAATGGGCCTGGATTGGATCTTCGTTTGATTATGTGCTAGACAACAATGGCTCCAAGTCAGAACTTGAGGCCAGCGTGAAATACATGCTCAAGATCTTTACCGGACCAATAAACATGGAGATCATTTCGTAATGAAGCTATCCGAAACCGCAGTACAAACACTTAAGAACTTTTCACAGATCAATTCCGGAATCGTGATCAAGCCCGGAAAGACACAATCAACTATCTCTGTCGAACAATCGATTCTGGCAGAAGCAGAACTCGATGACGATTTTCCATGTGAGTTTGGTATCTATGATCTTCACGAATTCCTCATGAACATCACCGCCATGAATGATCCTGATCTCTTGTTTTCTGATCATTCTGTTGTGATCAAGGATTCGTCCATGGTCATGACATACTATTCGTGTGCGGCGAATGCTGTTACTGTTCCACCCAACAAGAAACTATCGCCAAACAATCCAAAGGCACATTTCAATATCACCGAGGGTCAGTTAAAGAAGCTGATGGACGTGAGCCGAATGAATGATTTTCCAACCTTTACCATTTCTGGCTCTAAAGATTTTGGTATCAATATCAAGTGTCATGACAACAGTAACGATACCTCGAATCATATTGTTTCGAGCATGGGCGACTACACAGGAGACTCGTTTAAGACCAACATCAAAACCGAAAACATAAAAATTATTCCAGGCGACTACGAGATCAGTATCTTTGAATCGTTTACGTTGTTTCAGAACACGAAACGTAGTTTGAAATATTTCATCGCTATCGAGAAGGGCGCCAAGAAATGAAGGAGTATCCGGATTACATCTTATATCGTGGTAGCAGAGACGAACTAAATCTGCTATGTAAAGAAAAGGACGACGAGATCACAAAGCTCAAGGAAACAATCAAGAGCATTGCGATGATGCTCGAAACCGAAATAGATTACGAAGTTTTGCGTAATGTTGTTACCAGTATTGCAAGTGAACTAGACAAACAAGGAGAAACTATATCATGATCGAAGAAGGCAACAGCAAGAAGTTTGTGAGCGTGAATTCCCTGTCAATCGAGGACAGGAAGTATCTGAAGGGAGTTGTCGAGGAACTAAACGACTCGCTTCTGCGTATCGATGCAGAGAAGGATCTTCAGAAAGAAGCCATCACAAACGCAGCAGACAAGCTCAACGTGGACCCAAAGATTATCAAGGAAATGGGCGTCACACACCACAAGGCCAACTTCAACAAGAAGGCCGAAGCTCGTAGCGAGTTTGAAGAATTCTATACAATCGTCATGAACGGAGTAGCATCTTAATGGATGAGTTTTTGTGGGTAGAGAAGTATCGACCACAGACTGTTCAAGATTGCATCATTCCTGAAACTGCCAAGAAGATTTTTCAGGAATGTGTAGACACAGGTGAGATCCAAAACTTTCTTTTGTCTGGTCCGGCTGGCGTGGGTAAGACCACGGTAGCCCAAGCCATGTGCAAACAGATCGGTCTGAACTACATGTTTATCAATGCCTCCGAAGAACGAGGCATTGATACTCTGCGTACAAAGATCATGGACTATGCATCTACCATATCGTTCACGGGTGGTCGCAAGGTGATCATTCTGGACGAAGCCGATGGCATCACCCCAGAGGCACAACATGGCTTGCGTGGCGTTATCGAGTCTTTCTCGGATAACTGCACTTTTATCTTCACCTGTAACTACAAGAGCAAGATCATCGATGCACTCCAGAGTCGTTGTGCGTTGGTGGACTTTACTCTTCGTGGAAACGATAAGGTGCGTATGGCCGCAGATTTCTACAAGCGTTGCGCCCATATTCTGACTGAAGAGAATATTAAGTTTGATCGTAATGTTCTGGCAGAAATCGTGAAGTTGCATTTTCCTGATTTCCGCCGAGTACTGAACGAACTACAGAAGTTCAGTCGTGCCGGAGATATCGATGCAGGAGTTCTGGCATCGATTGCTGGTGTGCAGAACATCTCTAATCTCATGACACACCTGAAAGAAAAAGACTTTGGTGCCATGCGCAAGTGGGTGGTGGACAATGGCGACGTTGATCAGACCAGAATCTTTCGAGCCATCTACGACTCGCTTAATGAATATCTCACACCAGAAACTATTCCTCAGGCCATTATCATTTTATCCAGGTATCAGTATCAGGCAGCGTTTGTGAGTGACCACGAGATAAATCTAGTAGCATGCCTGACAGAACTTATGGTTGATACCGAGCTTAGATGATACCAGCCAATACTCAAGAACAGTCAAAGGTTTGCAACTATTGTTCTGTGATCAAACCTTTGATTGCTTTTTCCAAGAACAAGAATTGTCATGACGGGCACGACACTCGATGTAAGGATTGTCGAAGGTCTCGGGCAAGACTAGTGAATGGGCTTAAACGAGCATCACCACCAAGGCCAGCGGCATGTGATTGCTGTGGCTATGTACCAGACAAAGAACAAGATCGAATCAAAGGTAGAAAACACTTTCCTTTGGGATTGGATCATGATCCTGTAACCAAGGAATTTCGTGGCTGGCTCTGCAATAACTGTAATCGAGCTATTGGCTGCATGGGCGATAGCCTGGAAGGAGTATTACGTGTCACAGAATATCTTCAAGGATATCGTTCCATCAATTCTTCAGACCAAGATTCCTCTTGAGGACGAGAAAGACTATATACCTTTTTTGGTTAATCGGGCTCTGTCTCAGCATTATGATTGTGTGCTCAGAGCAAACGAGATGAACATGCGTCCAAATACTCCAAAACGAATGCAGTTTGATTATCTCTCCAACAGCATTCGTGCTTATAAACGCCCATTCCAGAAGTGGCACAAGCGCATCGAGTCCGAAGATCTGGAGGCCGTAAAAGAGTATTATAAATACTCAAACGAGAAGGCAAAGATGGCTTTGAGCATCCTAACCGAATCCCAGCTTAATGAAATAAAAAAACAGTTGTACAAAGGTGGATCTAATAATGACAAACATACTAGACGATCTGATCTGGGTGACGCTGGAACAGCCTGATGATTTCCTGAAGGTGAGAGAAACACTCTCCCGAATTGGAGTACCTTCTCAAAAGGAAAAGGTGCTCTATCAGTCGTGTCATATTTTGCACAAACAAGGCAAGTATGCCATCGTGCATTTCAAGCAGCTGTTCCTTCTGGACGGAAAGCGCTCTGATTTTACAGACGAGGATCGAGGCAGACTTAATGTTATTGCCAATCTTTTGAGCGACTGGAAACTAGTAAAGATCATAGATCCAGAAAAGACCAAATCACCAACCGTTTCACTAAGTCAGATCAAGATTATTACCTACAAAGAAAAACCGGAATGGCAACTGGTGACTAAATACACATTAGGTAAACCCAAGAAACAAACCCCATAAAAGGAGTTCTTTTTGTTATGGCAGCCACCACATTGAAGTTCTTCAAGACACACCCAGATATTATCATTCCAACGTTTGCAACCAAGCAGTCAGCCTGCTTTGATGTTGCGTTTCAGAATGCAGGAAAGCACGAGTACAAAGGATATAGTTCGATTAACAAGGCTTTTACTCGACCAACTCCAAAGGGCGATATTTTCGTGAACGCTCATGAGCGTGTCATGGTTCCCACGGGTCTGATCCTCGATATTCCAGAAGGCTATTCGGTGAGGCTACATGCCCGGTCTGGTCAATCTTTCAAGCAGGGACTGATCCTGGCAAACTCAGAGGCCGTTATTGATTCTGATTATGTGGACGAGCTTTTTGTGTTGATCTATAATCGCACCGAGACTGGCGTCTGGATCAGAAATAATGATCGTATCGCTCAAGGCGAGCTAGTTCAGTCTCTGAAATATAGCTTAACAGAAACTCTCGAAAAACCAGCCCAGAAGACAGATCGCAAGGGTGGTCTTGGTTCGACTGGTGTAAATCTTGGAGTAACTATCAATGTCAAGTCTTGAAGACAAGCTTGAGTTTTTGAAGGAGATAGATGTTAGCAAGTTGCTACCAGAAGCAGCCAATACTGTGTTATCTTTGGGTGCTGGTGGATTGAGCATTCAACCACTGAAACCCAAGCAATTCAAGTTAGAACTAGGTGGTAGTACTATTACCTTGAATGAAGATGGTACTGTCGAGATCAATGCATACAAGGGAATCAAGTTCAAGACCGATGGTAATGTTGAGTTTGATGCCAAGAACGTCAAGATGAATGCCTCACACGATATCGAGTTTGGATCTGCCAACAACATCTCACAACAGGCACCAACAATTCATCTGAATCCCGAGAACGACGCCAGCGGATACAAGAAGGGATAAGGGATGCCTGGAGTACACAGAAACGGAGACAAGCGATTCTGCACCGGAGGAACAACCGTCGTAGGCAACAGCACAGTATTTGTCAACAACAAGCTTTGGGCTGTGGAGGGTGACCCCTGCGACCACGGAGACGGTAAACTCATTCCTGTCTATGGTCCAAAAAACGTCTATGTACAGAACAAGCTTGTTATCTGTGCCATGGGAGATTCTGCTTCTGGTGATAACAGCGAACATGTTCGTGGACAGACAGATCCAAAAGAACACTCCACAAATACCATTGTCTATGGTGGAGCAGCGGGCGGTGGCTGATGCCATATATCAACGAAACAATCAAGATCGGTAACAATACCGGCAGGGTCAAGAATTACTACGCAAACGGATTGATGGTGATCTACGATATCGTCGGGACGATAAGTCCTGGCGATACTGTGCTATGCCAAGAGTCTGGCGAGACCATCGTTCTAAACGACTTTGTGATAGAAGATAAATATGATTTATACTATGAACCTGATACGTTCGATGAAGTAGACAAGTTTATTACCTTGGATACCGGGG